CTCCGTTTACCTAACTAAGGAACTTCAACATGCGATACTTTTCCACTTTGTCCGAAACGGTTTACGTTTATCGTAAGCCAGGTCAGACACGTCTCGATGGTCCGCAGCTCACTCGTATAGCAACTAAGTTGTGGTACGTGATGAACTGCCCGTCGAATAACGACGCGTGGATCAAAGGGGTAGAGAAACTCCTCTCCCGTACGGCCAATGACAACGATCCGAGATATAACGAGCTGCAAGACAGGTTCACACCTGCCGAGCAGCGAGTTGTCTTAGAATTTGTTGCTTGGTACGCCGGTGAGGAGGAATGCGGGTACGATAAGTACTCCGCATTCAACTTCTCTAACCTCAATGAAGGTCGCTCTGTTGTTATGATCCTTAGGGAAAGTAAACGATAGGAGGATCTTCTCTAGCCCGGTTGGGCTAACCATCTAACGATGGGTTTAGCTCCGTAACTCCCCTCGTGAAGACTTGTGGTCACAACCCCCGAAAGGGGCCTGAACCATTCGTTTTCACTTGGGGCACTGCCGGATGCTCTGTTTCTCAGAGCTACAGTGTTGGGATTTTGTTCTAGTGATAGAACTGCTCAACATGGAAAACCATGACCCCCAAGCAATGGAGAGACTTATGCCGGACAAACAGATATTCTTCGCGCCCAAATCCAAGTGGACTCTCTTCCAAAACGGAGGAGCCGTCCTTAACTGGGATAGTGCGTCTGAGCATCGTTTGTTCGAATCGGTCGGTCATGTGGGCCCCATCCAGAAGCCGCTCGACCCGCACAATTACAATTACTATTATGATCGCATCAGCTCTGCTCGACGCAATTATAGTAGGAGGTACTTGGACGGTAGATCGGATTATGGAACTGGTGACTTTCTGTCTACTAACCCTCACTCGGTGGTTTTCGATCCGCCGATCAGTTTCAGTAACGTGAACGCTAGAGCGCTTGACAAGCTGAACGAAGCTGTCCGCGGAAACATGGATGTTTCCGTAGACGCCTTCCAAGGCCGTCAAGTGCTCAAGACGCTCCGCGCGACTGAGAGGGTAGCAGACTATACCAAAACTTTCTTTAAAAAGAAGTTTGGAGTCATTAAAGCGATCGCAGATATGCGTCTTGAGTACATGTATGGCGTAAAGCCACTCATGGGTACTGCTTTTGACGCAGCTGACGAGTTAATACGGCATCAAATAAATAAGATGCAGCGCTTTAAGGTCCGTGCGAACGATTTGAGCTATA